ATTTTTACAATGAGGTCTTCAGATCCGTAATTATCGGATTTGGATCCCTTTTTAATGGAATAAAAATTCAGCATAAAGATGCTTCGGATGATACTTTCAGTGAAATCCAAGTTCCTCTTGCTTATGGTCCCACTCAAAAGTTTCTTGCAAGAATGCAGCAGGAAGCAGATCTGAATCGCCCTGTTCAGATCACTCTTCCAAGAATGTCTTTTGAGTTCACTGGTCTGACTTACGATCCAAGTCGTAAGTCAACACAGATGCAAACCATCATCAATCAAACTCCTGATGGTGCAAACATCAAAAAGAACTACATGCCAGTTCCTTATAATATGAGTTTTGAACTTGTCATTTACACTAAGTTAAATGATGACATGCTTCAAATCGTTGAACAAATTCTTCCTTATTTTCAACCACATTATAATCTTTCAGTGAATTTCTTGGGAGAATTAAAAGAGAAAAGAGATATACCAATTCAATTGGATAACATTATAATGTCTGATGACTATGAGGGAAATTTTGACACAAGACGTGCTCTCATCTATACACTGAATTTCACAGCAAAAACTTACCTGTTCGGTCCCATTACCGACGTTACCGACACCATCGTCAAGAAGGTCACTGTTGGTTACCTTGCTGGAAGCAAAAAGAGTGCAGAAAGAGATCTCACTTATCAGGTTACTCCAAGAGCAACCAAGGATTACGATGGAACTGTTGTTACAACCACAACAGCAAACATCGATCTTGGAGATGTTATTATTCCTGTCACGAGCAGTTCTGGAATTACAGCAGAAACTTACATTTACATCGGTCAGGAAGAAATGTTTGTCACTAAGATTAGTGGAAACAACTTGACAGTTAGAAGAGGTCAGGATAACACAATTCCAGAAAAACATGTTAGCGGCGCAAATGTTTATAACATCACTGCTGCTGATGATGCACTAATCGAATTTGGAGATGACTTTGGATTTAGTGGTACTGTGTTCTGAGGTTGACTTATGCCTGGTAAATTTGATAAACTTGACGAAACATTTGACGTGACACCAACTGAAATCACTGAGGTAAAAACAAATGATATCGAAAATAAAATTACCAAAATTCAATCTTCAACGGAAGATATCAAGAAAGACTATGAATACACAAGGGGTAATCTTTATTCGATCATTGAAAAAGGACAAGAAGCAATCAACGGAATCCTCGAATTAGCACAGGAGAGCGAAATGCCTCGTGCTTATGAGGTTGCTGGTCAGTTGATTAAGAACGTCGCTGATGCAACCGATAAGTTGCTTGATCTTCAGAAGAAACTGAAGGATGTTACTAAAGAAGAAGAATCGAAAGGACCAACAACAGTCAACAATGCCCTGTTTGTTGGTTCCACTGCTGAATTACAGAAACTTCTTAAGAATTCAGCCAAAGACATAAATAGTTAAAAAGGATAAAAATGGCTGCCGTTCCCTCAGTTAACATTGTTATTCCTCAAGGAACAACGTTTAGTGAACTTTTCACTTCAACGGAGTCGGATGGTTCTGCCACCAATTTGGCTGGTTATTCGGGAACTTCAAAAATTAGAAAATACCCTGGAGCAGCAACTGCGACAAGTTTTTCTGTGTCGATCACTGGAGCAACAGGAGAAGTTACCATCTCCATGGCATCATCCATTACTCAGACTCTGAAACCTGGAAGATATTATTACGATGTTTATTTGACATCATCAAGTAACGTGGTTTCAAGAATGGTTGAAGGGCAAGCATTGGTAACAGCAGGAATTTCGACCTAAAACTCATGACAACCATCAGAAGGTCAACAAGCGCATCATCTTCAGTTGGTAGAAAAGCCGCGGTGAAAGCGACTGTTCAATCGACCAAACCAGTCAGAGAACTTCAAGATGCCACTGATGTGGACTTTGGAACTCTAAATGCTGCTGCTGATGGAAAAGTTGTCTCATATGACAACACCACTGGCAAGTTTGTTTTGATTGATGCTGACACCATTCTTGGAAGATCTTCGGAAGACGGAAACCTCTCAGATGAGTTTATTACTCAGATTGAGACACAGATTGACCTTGGTGATAGTCAGGGAAACATTGATGGAGGTGCCTTCTCATGACTTTTCGAAACAGCACTCGTCTTGGGTTTGTAAATAACCAACAAGGAACTCTCTCTAACGCAACATCTAAGTATCTTCTGAGATACAATCATTCTCTTGGGAGATTTGATTTGGTCTCGACGGATGATTTGATTACTTCAGCAACAACAGACAATGATGGTGATCTCCCTGATGCTTTCGTCGATCAAATCGAAGCGCAGATCGATGTAGAAAATATTAACCGCACCTACGACGCAGGTTCATTTTAATCTAAATAATTCTATAGTTACTATAAAAGAGTAAAGTAATGGCAGCTCCCGTAATTCAGTTTAAAAGGGGCGTACTTGCCAATCTTCCTGGACTTAGATCTGGGGAACCTGGTTTTACAACCGATAGTTATGATCTTTATGTAGGTATTGACTCAACGACTGCCAATAACCAATTCGTTGGTTCAGGCAGATATTGGACCATGAATGGGACTTCCACTGGTAGTGGAGTCAACCTGGTTGAAGGTACGTCTAACGGCACCAGTTTCATCACAATCAAATCACCAGATAGTCTTTCTGGGATTGTCACCTACACAATGCCCGGAACTGATGGTTCTAATGGGAATGTTCTGGTTACTGATGGATCTGGTAATCTTTCATTCTCTAGTCCTGCAGCATCAGACTTCACAATTGCAGGTGACAGTGGATCTGACACATTCAGCACTGGCGGCACTCTGACTTTCACTGGTGGAGAAGGTATTGACACTGCCATTACAAATGACACTGTAACTATTTCTGCTGAAGATGCTTCTACATCAAACAAGGGTGTTGCTTCTTTTGATGCAACTGACTTCACGGTATCTTCTGGTGCAGTCACTGTAAATGCAGAGAGAATTCAGGACATTGCTGGTGCAATGTTCTCAAGCAACACTGAAACTCTGATCACTGCAACCTATCAAGATGCTGATGGTACGATTGACCTGGTAGTTGACAATGATCTGTCTAACTATGACAACACAACTTCAGCATTCATCACTGCATCATCTTCTGACACTCTTACCAATAAGACATTTGATGCCAATGGAACTGGCAACTCACTTTCTAATGTAGAGGTTGCTGATTTTGCTTCTGGTGTTGTAGACACAGACATTTCAAGTGTATCTGCAAGTGACGATACTCTTGCTTCTGCTAAGGCAATCAAAACTTATGTTGATGCACAAGATGCAAACATTGCTTCTGATACATTAACATTTACTAATAAGACATTTGATGCTAATGGAACTGGCAACTCATTGTCTAATGTAGAGGTTGCTGATTTTGCAGCTGCTGCAATTGTTCTTGAGTCTGAAGGAATTGGTTCCAATGACAATGACACAAGTCTGCCAACCTCAGCAGCAGTAAAGGATTATGTTGATACTCAGGTTGGTAATGTTGATGTAGAGTTTGGAACTGCTGGAGACTCTGGAACTGGTACAGTCAACACTTCACAGACACTGACTGTTTCTGGTACTGCAAATGAAGTTGAAACTTCAGCATCTGGTCAGTCAATCACCATTGGTCTTCCTTCTGCAGTTCAAATCACAACATCACTTGATGTTCCAACTGTTGAAGCAACCAACCTGAAAGCAAAAGACGGCACAACATCTATCACAATTAGTGATAGCACTGGTGCTGTTCAGATGGCACAAAACCTGACAGTTCAGGGTAACCTGATTGTCAATGGTTCCACCACACAGGTCAATACAACTCAAACAACTATTGAAGACCAACTTCTGGAGTTGGGAATGGTTGATGGTTCTGCACCATCTTCTGATCTCAACAAGGACATTGGTATTCTCTTCAACTATTACACTGATTCTGCTAAGAAAGCAGGTGTTTACTGGGATGACAGCACTTCAAGAATTGCTGTTGCTTCTGTTGTCACTGAGAGCTCAGGTGTTCTGACTGCAAGCACAATGGGTGCTCTGGAACTTGGTTCACTCTGGGTCAATGACTGTGCAGGTACATCACAAGTAATTAATTGCTCTGGGACAACCAGAACTCTTGAAAACATCTCCATCGATGGTGGATCATTCTGATTCCAATAAGACAATCTAAATAGGGGGGAGATGACTTCCCCCCTTTTTTTATGGACGAACAAGATTATAAAAATTTGATAGCAGTTTATCAAAACAGATTTTTTGACTCTATCAACCAAAACATTGCCTTAGAGGCAAAAGAATTGAAATATAGACAAACTATAGAATCTCTGAATTACAAAATTCAAGAATTAGAAAAGAATTTAGAAAAGCCAAAAAGATCTTCTAAGACGACTGAAGACTTTACATAAATAGTGAGAGCACCAGTATATACTGGTGAAATGACTTCATAGACACCTAAAAGATGGCAGATCCTAAGATTAAGTTAAAGAGGTCAGCTGTTGCTGGAAAGATTCCAACTCCAGACCAACTGCCACTGGGAGAAGTCGCCCTCAATACTTATGATGGAAAGATATTTGCCTCAAAGAATGTAGGTGTAGGAACAACTGTATTTGCTGTCAACCCTTGGGATGCTGGAGAGGGTGGAGCAACATACGATATCAGTTTTACTCAAGGAAATGTCGGCATTTCAACTGATAATCCAACTCAAAAACTTGATGTAAATGGCGCAGCCAGATTTCGTGGTGCCATCTATGACAACAATAATGGAGTAGGTGCTGCTGCTTCTGTTCTCACCTCAACTGGAAGTGGAGTTGAGTGGAGACCCTCTGTTCAAGGTACTCAAGGTACAACTGGAACTCAAGGTATTCAGGGTCTTCAAGGTACAAGTTTTACAAGAGACGAAAGTAATTATACTGCAACAGCAGGGCAAACATCATTTGCAGCAACTTATGCAGATGGAACAGACTTAGACGTTTACCTCAATGGTGTGCGTCTGTCTCCTGCCGACTATACTGCAACCAGTGGAACAGCAGTTGTTCTTGCTTCTGGTGCTCAAGCAGGAGATGTTGTTGACATCACTTACTTTGAGTCCGCTGGACCTCAGGGTACAACTGGTACTCAAGGAATTCAAGGAATACAAGGAACAACTGGAACCCAGGGTACACAGGGAACTCAAGGAACTATTGGTACCCAAGGAACAACTGGAACCCAGGGTACACAAGGAACTCAAGGTACTCAGGGAACCCAGGGCATTCAAGGAACTCAGGGAATCACAGGAACTCAGGGAATTCAAGGCATCACTGGAGATCAAGGAACCCAAGGAACAACTGGTACTCAAGGTATCACTGGAACCCAGGGTATTCAAGGCATCACTGGAGATCAAGGAACCCAAGGAACAACTGGAACCCAAGGCACAACTGGTACTCAGGGCATTCAAGGTATTCAGGGAATTCAAGGTATTGATGGTAACTTCGGTGGTGCCACTTTTGATTACACCTTTGACACAACAACCACTGATGCTGACCCAGGTCAAGGAAAGGTAAGATTCAACAATGCTGATTTGTCGTCTGCCACGACAATGTTTATTGATGATGAAGATGATGGTGGAAACAACATTGAGGCATTTTTGAGAACCATTGATGATTCAACCTCAACCATCAAGGGTCACGTTAGAGTTTCAAATAGAACAGACTCTAATGACTTTGCGATCTTCACAATCAGCGGAACCAACACAGAAGCAACTGGTTACCATAAAGTCACTGTTACTTATCTGTCAGGAGCAACCTCTTTCAGCAACGCTGAGGATGTAATAATTACCTTTGCAAGAACTGGTACAAAGGGTGACACAGGTCTCCAGGGTGTTCAAGGTATCCAGGGCACTCAAGGAACTCAGGGCATTACTGGAACTCAAGGGATCACTGGAACTCAAGGAACCACTGGAACCCAGGGTATTCAAGGCATCACTGGAGATCAAGGAACCCAAGGAACAACTGGTACTCAAGGTATCACTGGAACCCAGGGCATTCAAGGCATCACTGGAGATCAAGGAACTCAAGGAACTCAAGGTA